TCTAATTCTAAACGAGTTTATAAAAATTCATTAAAAACAACCCAAAACATTACTTCAAAAAGAAAAAAATATACAAATGATTTATTTAATGAATTGGCTACAACTCAAATTGAGGGATATGATGTTACATTTGATTCAAATATTAAACAAATAGTAATGGCCACTATAAAAAACACGAATAATGATTTAAACAATTTAACAAGAACCATAGCCTATCAAGGTAAAAAAAGTTATGTGGATGCTATGAATGATATATACAAAACTGTAATAACTGGTAAAGAGGACCATCAGACTGCTATTGATAGAGTAATTGAATATTTATCAAAAAAAGGTATTACATTTAAAACGAGTAATGGCAGAAATGAAAGAATAGAAACAGTTGTTAAACGTGGACTTCACGGAAGTATTAAATCTGTGGCGGATACAATCGCAAAAAAAATTGGAAATGATATAGATTATAATTGCGTAAGAATAGGCCACTCCTCGAAATGTAGACCATCTCATCAGCCAATAGATGATGTTACTATGAGTAAAGATATGTTTAAGGAATATGAATATTTAACAGAAGAATACAATTGCAATCATATAGTTAATTACTTGTGGTTAGCTGAATTCGATAATAACGAAAATAAAGTGGTATATGGTAGTGAACATACTACAATGCAAGAAGTTGAAAGAAAATATAAAGAACAACAGAAAATAAACTATTTGAAAAGGCAGATTAAATCAAAGAAAAATGTAGTAGCTAGTGGTAATACATCAGACAAAGCAAAAAAAGAATTACGTAATGCTCAGTTAAAATTAAGAATATACAATAACTCTTGGATTAATAAATTAACAGAGAGTGAAAGATATTCGTTAAATAAATATATTAGTTCAGATTCTTATAAAATAAATGAATTATTGTATAATAATAAGAAATTAACTGCAGAACAAAAAGATTTTATAAATGATCTAGATAATTCATTAATGAAAGCTCCTAAATACTATGGCTATGTAAATAGAAGTGTAGAGATAACTAGCTCTGAGCAATTAAATAATATATTAAGCATATTTGACAATAATGATGGCATTGGAAGTTGGAAATCATATATTTCGTCATCAAAAGAATTTTATGATGAAAATATGAAATTACAATTTAAAATAAAATCTATAAATGGGAGAAATTTATCAACTTTAAATGATGAAGGTGGAGGCGAAATATTATTTGAAAGAACTTCTAAATTCAAATATATTGATTATTATAAAAAAGATGGTAAAATATTTATTGAATTAGAGGAGGTAGAACAATATGACAAAAAAAGATAAATTGAAAGATGGTAATTCCTTAGAAACTCAATTTTGGAGTGATAATGTTAAAGTTAATAAAAATAGTCCTCTAACCGAATTAGCTAATAAACTGTGGAATTCTAAAGAGGATTATATTCCTACTCAAGAAGAAAAGAAAAAGTATAAAAATGATATGGAAGAATATCATAAGAGAAATAGCGCCAAATAAGGTGCTTTTATTATGCCTTAAAAGTTTTAGTAGGTGCAACTCCTACAGAGGCACCATAAGTCGACATAGTCGGCTTTTTTCGTGTGGCATAGCAACGAAAAGACTAGCAATTTTCTAAAAGTTCAAGTGAAGAAAAAACACGTACAAAAATCGTAGGAGGGATAGAGAATGAATAGAAAGTTTTTAGAAAATCTATTTTCATCAATAGAAGATGAAGATACCAAAAAAAATTATGTTAATGCAATTATGCAAGAACACGGAAAGGATATCGAAAAAAAGAATACTGAGATAGGTACTTTAAAGAATGATATAACCGTTAAAGAAGGAGTTATTAATAATTTAAATACTAAAGTTTCTGATTTTGAAAAACAAGATATAGAGGCTATTAAAAAAGAACAGTATGATTTAGGAAAAGCAGATGGAAGTAAAGAAGTAGAAACTTTCAAGAAAAATTCGGCTTTAGAAAAAGCATTAGAAAAGTCTAAAGCAAAAGATAGTAAGATACTTGAAAAACTAATTGATAAAGAAAAGTTATCTTATGAAGAAAAAGATGGTTTGTTTACAATTACAGGTCTTGATGAACAAATAGAAAAAATTAAAGAAGAACACAATTACCTATTTAATGGTCAAGATGATGGACAAAACATTGATTTAGGTGGTAATCACGGAGAAAAGCCACCGGAGGATTTGTCTCATGACAAAGAATTAATGGGAATATAGAAAGGAATGATAAAATATGGCAAATAATATAGCTTTAGCTAAAAAATATACACCTTTAGTAGATGAGAAATATAAAAAGGGTGATTTATTCGCAGATTTAACTTCTGATATGTCTTTAACTAGACAAGGTGCAAATGCAAAAGAAATCCTTTACAGACAAGTATCTGTTGAAGGTGGTTTAGGAGATTATTCAAGAAATAGTGGATATACTAAATCAGATGTAAAAGTTGAATGGAAAACAACTACATTCGATTATGACAGAGGAACTAAAATTGAATTAGATGAAATGGATAATGAAGAAACAATGGGGGATACTTATGCCATTGCTCAAAGAGCATTACAAGAACAAAAAGTAATACCTGAAGGAAATGCTTATGTTGCAGCAAAGCTAGCAGGAACTTCTGGAATTACAATTTCAGAAAGTACTGGTGAAAATTTTGCAGATGGTGAAGCTTTCCTAAAAGCCTTATTAAGAGATACATCAACAATGGATGAAGATAGTGTACCAGAAGAAGGCCGTATCTTATATGCAACTCCAACTTTAGTAAATTCTGTTATGGCTTTAGATACAACTAAGTCTAGAGAAGTATTAGCAAAATTTTCTAAAATAGTAAAAGTACCACAAAATCGCTTTTATACAAAAATTGATTTATTGGATGGAGTAAGCGAAGGGGAAGAATTAGGACACTTCAAGAAAGCAACAGATGGTAAAGATATTAATTATATGATAATCGATAAAAATGCTGTTATGAAGTTTGATAAGCATATTGTTAGAGATGCAATTGCACCAGAAAACAATGCGAATGCAGATGCATATATTGCTAAATATAGAAAGTATGGTTTAGTTGACGTATGGAAAAATAAGACTGCAGGTATTGCATTAAGTTTTAAAAAGTAGGAGGTGTATTTAATGGCAAGAACAGTAGGTTTAACTATTAAAGTTAATAAAGATAGGAAAACTAATAAAGAAGATAAAGTTAATAAAGATAAGAAAAAAGAAGATTAGTAAAGGAGGAGACTAAATATGATAAATTATGCAGACTATACCTTTTACACAACGGAATATAAGGGCAATTTATCAATTGGTCTCTTTAATTCTTTAATAATAAAAGCAAGTAGAGAAATTGATAAATACGTTAATAGAATATTAACTGAGGATGTTGTTAATAATCTTAGTTTTAATGACAAATGGCAACTTAATTATGTCGCATGTAGACTATGTGACTTTATAAATGAAAATGGTTCGAGAAAAGTGACATCTATATCCATAGATGGTGTTTCTAAAGCATTTAAGTCAGAAACTGAAATTCAAAATGAGAAAAAATCAATAATTAATAATTTACCTTCGGAATTAACGAGGTATTTATGATTCAAGATATAACAATTTTCCATAAGGAAAAAAACAAAAATTATACTAGATACAATTTGAAAGCAAGTTTAAGAAATACATCTATTTTTAATCGTAATAATACAGGTGTATCATCATCAGATTCAGCTTTAATAAGAATATTTGACACTATCGGATACAATAATGAATGGAAGTGTAACAAAGGCGATGTAATTGTCGGTAAAAGCGTATATGATGAAATAAAAGAAGCACCCTTAACAGAACTGATAAAAAAATATGGAAAAGAATATGTTTATGAGGTATCTAGCATTGATGTCTTTGAATTTGAAGATAATGACTTAAACGAAATCAATCATATAAAAATTGGAGCAAAATAATGGCATTACATAACATTAAATTTCCATCATCAGTCAAAGTAGGAAATTTTACATTAAAATATGATAGTTCATACGTACGTGAGTTTAACAATAACCTAAACTTGACTCAAAAACATCTGGATAATCTTGTGATTGATGCTTTACAAAAATATGTGTCATATAAGGATGGATATCAAGAAGCCTCAATAAGAAATTCAAGCGTTGCTGGGAGTGGGTATGTTAAAATTAACGTTCCTTATGCTAAATATCAAGCCTATTCAAAGCGAATAAAAAAGAGAGTTGGTAAAAGAGGTACACAACCATTTGAACGTATGAAATCTGATAATAAAGATAATATTTTAAGACAATTGGAAGCTTACTCTAGGAGGATAAATGGACAATAAAATTAATGAATGGCTACAAAGCTATGAACCAATTTATGAAATTGCACAAATTGAGGAAATACATAGTGAGAGATTAAGTGATAATACGAAAAACCTTGCCTTACAAAGAACGGGGTTTGAAACTTTGCCATTAAAATATATTAACGATAAAGGATGGTATAGACAATATCAATATATGCTTTTATTAAAGAGTGAAAGCGAAATAGATAAACAGAGATTGACTAACCTTGATTGGTTAGATGAATTTTCAGATTGGTTTATGGAAAAGAATGTTACAAAAGATTTTCCTGAACTTAATGGAAAAGAAATAGAATCAGTAAGTTGTGCTAATGCTTTGACCTATAACGAGAGTGAAGATGGAGCAATTAGTGTATATAGCTTACAATTATATTTTAATATAAGGAAGACCAAGTAGGTCTTTTTTTAGAAGGAGGAACTAAAATGTTAAAATTAGAAATTCAAAAATTTGCAGAATCAGATTTAACTGATATTATGTCTCACGATGAATTACACTATTTTGGTGATTCTACTGGTGAAAATATAACTTTAGGTGGAGTTATAACTGAATTAACAGAAAATGCTAACCCTACTGAATCTGAAAAGCAATATATTCACGAAAAATCAAAAAGAACAACAGTAACAGGTTATTCAAATGAATTTCCAATTACTATGGATATGGTAAAAAATGATGCCGTATATGATGATTTTTATGAACTATTTGAGCAAAGAAAAACAGGTAGTGCTTTAAAAAGAGATCATTATATAGTTAAAATGTGGAAACCAGTTACTGGTTCTCAAAACACATATGAATGTCGTAAGATAAATCAAACTGTTTCTATTACAGAAGCTACAAATGCTCCAGGTGAACAAAAGACAATGTCTGGTTCGTTAAAGGGTGGAGATTTCATTTACGGAACATTTAATATAGAAACTAAAAAATTTACAGAAAACGCTTAAATAGAAAGACGAGGAATTTATGAATAATAAACTAAATTATGAGGATACAGATAGAAAAATAGAGTTAGAGATTTATGGATTAATTTTTGAAGTAAAAAAAGAGATAGAAGACATTGATGCAAAAGGGTTAAAAGAACAAAATAAAATTAATATAAGTGAAATAATTGATAAAATATTTGGACATGGTGCAACTGATAAAATAAACAAAAAAAGAATACAAGATGGTTATGAAGTTATGGATACACAAGTAGCGTTAACTATCATTAGTTATGCAGTTAATGCGTATGTGAATGCATCTGTAAGTCCAATAAATGAAGTTATAAACAATTACAATTATAAAGTAAATAAAATGAATAGATTTAGAAGTCAAAACCAAAGAAGAAATTATAGATATAGGAGATATTAATGACAGGAATGTATGGTAAATTACCTCGTTATGTTTATTTGAATGATAAGAAGTTTTTTATTAATACAGATTTTCGTATATTTATAGACTTTGAAGAAGAAATGCAGGGTGGGAACAAAACAGATGCAATGATAAAAGTCTTGCAAAGGTTCTACCCTGCTTTTTTTGATATATTAAATCAAAAATTATATGAAGAAGCAGTAAAAAAATTTGTTTGGTTCTATAAATGCGGAAAAAACAGAGAATACAAAAAG